CAGGTCGGCGAAGTCATATCCAGCGTTGTTGCTTTCCTCAATCGGGTGAGCGTTCTGGCCAACGCAGTCACCGTTGTCACATCAATTGCGCTGACGCCGGGAGATTGGGACGTTTCGGGCAATGTTGCGTGTTATTTAAACGCCGAAGTTGCCACGGCGATAAGCGCTAATATTAGTAATTCTGCGACAGTCCTTTCTGCGAATGCGCTTAACGGTTCGATGAATGCGCTTCGGCCAAATGGCGGCTTTGCTAGTGCTCAGACAAATTATCTTCCACTCAATACTTGTCGTGTTTCTGTATCGGTTCCGACGACTTATTATCTTCTTTGTCAGGTCCAAACCGCGACAATGACTTCCAGTGCTAGCGGCTTTATTTGGGCGAGGCGAGCGCGATGATCGACTTCCCAGCCAGCCCCACCATCGGCGATCAGTTCACATCAGGCGGAACCACTTGGGAGTGGGACGGGGCCAAGTGGACGATCGTCCCAGGAACCTCGGGGCCTCCCGTCATCATCAGCGACACGCCGCCCGCCAGTCCAGTAGTCGGCGACTTGTGGTGGGATAGCATCGGCGGCCAGCTCTATTGCTGGTTCGTCGATCCGACCTCGTCGCAGTGGGTGGTGGCGACCAACAACAGCGCGGCGATGCAGGGCTACTTGCCTTTAACGGGCGGCGTACTCAGCGGTCCGCTGACGGGTCAGGCGGCGACCTTCAGCGGGATGCTGACTGGAGTGAACGCCACGCTCACCGGCGCCCTGGTCGCCAGCGGCGGCGGCACGCTCGGCGGCGCGTGGACCTTCAGCAACAATGTGACAGTGAACGGCGCGACGACGCTCGCCAGTCTCACGACGAACGCGGCGACGGCCAACAACGGCCTCACGGTCACGGGCGTTCTCCCCGGCGGGCCGTTCGCCACCTACGGCCTAGCGGTCGATGGCGGCGCGGATGGGGGGTACATCGCGCTGAACGCTGCGACGGCTGCCGCCGGAACCGGCGTCTTTGGTTATGTCGGCGACTTAGCGCGTTGGGGAATCAATCTCGGCGATGGCGCGGCGGAAACCGGCGCCAATGCCGGGTCGAACTTTTCAATCACTTCTTACGACGACACGGGCGCTGCTCTCGACACGCCGCTCTCGATCAATCGCGCCACCAGCAGCGCGACGTTCAGTAGCAACGTCACCGCCATTGGCTTTTTTACGACTAGCCTTGCAAGTGGTGAGTCGGTGATCGAGGTCGGCGGCGGGATACCCCAAGCCGGTGGCGGCCCTTGGTGGTTTCACACTACTGGCGGCGACTGCTTCGTGACTTTTCTCATTGATGGTGCGTTCGGGACCAATTTCGGCCTCAACGCCAACGGCCACTTCTACCAGGGCGGCTGGTCTGACGGCCCTGTTTACACGCAGTTTTGGACGTCAGCCGACTTCGCCAATCCGGCTTGCGACTACCGGATCAAGGCGGATGTCGCGCCGCTCGCCTCGACCTGGGATCACGTCAAAGCGCTCAAACCGATCCGCTATCGGCAGAAGGAATTTTCGTTTCAGGAGCTTCCGGCGCCGACGCAGAGACGCGAGACCAATGTACCGTTGATCGAGGCCGACGATCGAGAGCGCTGGGGCTTCATCGCCCACGAGCTTCAGGAGACGCTGGGTGAAACCGCTGCGACCGTAAGCAAGGATCATCCTGATCGGCTTCAGTCTCCGAACTTGATGGCTTTGATCGCCGCGCTGACGCGCACGGTGCAGGAACTCCAGGCGCGCGTCGAAGAGCTGGAGGCGCGGCCATGATCGACTTTCCAGCCTCCCCTACGGTAGGCCAAGAATTTACTTTCGCAGGCGTTACTTGGACTTGGGACGGGACCAAGTGGCTGGCGGCTGGGACCAGCCCTGGCTTCCTGCCGCTGACCGGCGGAGTCCTGACCGGCAATCTCGGCGGCGTAACCGCTGATTTTAGTGGTCAGGTGAATGCTCAGACGTTGGCTGGCCCAACCGGCGTTACGCCTCCCGTGGCGGCGGCGTCCCCTCCAGTCGCCGACAACAGCCTCGATTTGGCGACCACGGCGTGGGCCAACGCCAACGTCAAGATGGGCGACAACAGGCTCATCAATGGCGACATGCGGGTCGATCAGCGTGGCGTCGCCAGCGGCGCGGGCGGGACGGCGGCCGGTTATACTATTGATCGCTGGCAATATTCTGCGATACAGGCTGCCAAAGGGACATGGACGCGAAGTGCTTCGTCTGCGCCTGGGTTCCCTTATGCCTTGATGTTCACATCGTCGTCGGCTTACGCCGTTGTGAACAACGATATCTTCCTCTTCCTCCAAAACATCGAAGCCGACATGATCAGCGACTTCGCGTGGGGAACACCCAATGCGCAGCCGGTCACCTTGTCGTTTTGGGCTTATTCCAGTCTGATCGGGACGTTCAGCGGTGGTATCCGCAATCTCGCTATCCAGCGTGCTTATCCATTCACCTATTCGATTCCGGCTGCGAACACCTGGACGAAGATCAGCGTCACCATTCCGGGTGACACGGGTGGCGCATGGCCGCTTTCCGGCAGTGGAATCGGCGCGACGCTGGGTTTTAGCCTGGGGGCTGGGACCGGGACTTATAGCGCCCCTGCCAATGTGTGGGGCTCGACTTATGCCCTTGCTGCCCCTGGCTCGGTTAGCGTCGTCGGGACCAACGGCGCGATTTTTCAGATCACCGGCGTCAAGTTGGAGATTGGCCCCGCAGCAACGCCGTTTAATCGCCAGTCGCTGGCCAAGAGTTTGGCGGATTGTCAGAGGTATTATCAGGCAAGAACGAATATGATCCAAATCGTTTCTTACATTAACGCTGGGGCTGATTTATATCAAGTCAATGGACTCCCAGTAACCATGCGTGTTGCTCCAACTGTCAACTTCACTGCTGCTTCATACTCTAATTGCAGTGCCGCTACTCTTAATCAAATTAGCCAAGATTGGATTACTGCACAAGCATCAGCTACAGCGACGGGCATTGCCTTCTTTACCATAACTTACGAGGCATCAGCGGAGCTTTGACCATGGCCTATACGCAAGTCTGGGATTCTACGCGCAACCAAGTCCACGACGGCATTATCCAGCGCGACGAGGACGGCGCGTTCATCCCGTTCGACCCCGCCAACCGCGACTATCAGGACTATTGGGCTTGGCTCAATGAGGGCAACCAGCCCGCTGCGCCAGCGCAGACGCCTGCCCCGCTGCCAGCTAGACCGCCGCAAAAATCAACCCGCAAATGAGCTACACCTACACCAGCTTCCAGGCCGCGCTCGCGAGCGAAATGATCGTTCCGAACAACAACGTGAACGAGCCGAATTTCGTGCTCATTCTGCCGACGATCATCGATTACGCCGAGCAGCGCTGCTACCGCGAGCTGGACTGCCTGCACGCCGAGGCGCGGCAATGGTTCCCGATGACCGCCTATCAGCGCGAGCAGAGTTTCCTGGCGAGCGCCGCGACTTCAGCGAACCCGTCCCCCGCGCAGCAGATCCTCATCCCCGAGCGCGTCATCATCCAGCCTGTCGGCGCCGCGCCTCCGATTGCCGGCGTGCCGCCCACGATGGGAGGCGAGCCCGCCGTTCCGGTCACCGTCGATTATATCGATGCCATCTACAGTGGCCTGTTTCCCGATCCTGGCCCATTTGGTCGGCCGAAAGTCTTCGCGCCGCTCACCGACACGGTCCTCGCCTTCGGCCCGACGCCCGATCAGCCCTATTCCTTCCTGATCCATGGCAAGTGCCGGCCGGTCCCGCTCTACAACGCGCCGCCAGGAGATGGGACGCAGACGACGTTCCTCACCCAGGTCTTGCCCGATCTGTTCCTCGCCGCCGCTATGGTTTCCGCGAGCGGCTATCGCCACAACTTCGGCGCCCAGTCCGACGATCCGCGCATGGCGGTGAGCTGGGAGGGCCAGTACAACGAGCTGCTCGGCAGCGCGAAGAACGAAGAGACCCGGAAGCGCTTCCTCGGTTGGAACCAGCTGTCGTCCTACAGCGCGACCCAGGCGGCGCAACCGCAACCGGCCCCAGCGGGATGATCGATGCCTTTCTCCACGGTGAAATTGATGCCGGGAGTCAAGGCGGTCCAGACGCCGACGCTCCTCCAGGCGAATGTCGTCGCGTCTAATCTGATTCGCTGGAGAGGCGGCCTGCCGGAGAAGTACGGCGGGTGGATGAATTTCTTCTCCTCCATCTTGGGGCCCACGGCCGGCGGCCCCTCGAACGTCGCGATCCCCGGCGTCACGCGCGAACTGTGTGCATGGGCTGACCTCAACCTTCAGAACCATCTCGCGGTCGCCGGCACGGCGGGCCTAAGCGCCCTGACGCCGACCCAGAACGGCACGCCATTCACGCGAAACATCTCGCCGCAATATGTGGTGAGCAATACGAGCCAAATCTTCACGACCCAGGCGGGTTCGCCGGTCGTTCAGATCACGGACAACGGCGCGGCGGTCAATAATTACAGCTCGGTCCAAGTCCAATCCCATGTCGCGGTCGGCGGCATCGTCGTCTTCGGTTCGTTCCCGGTTACGGAGCAGATGACGGCGTTGCAGTACACGATCACGCTGCCGTTCAATGCGGTCTCGGCGGCTACGGTAACCGCGCCATGCGTCGCGACCTTCACCTCAGTCGCCAACAGCGAAGTGATCACCGTCGGTCTGCCCAACCACGGGCTGGTGCAGGGCTCAAGCTTCTCCCTCCCGATCCCGACCGGCGTGGGCGCCTACGGGGAGGTCATACTCCAGGGCTTCTTCACCGTTCAGCAGATCATCGACGCCAACAACTTCATCATCTTCGCGCCATTCTCTGTTCCGACGGCGTCCACTGCTTACGAGGGCAATTTCAGCGGCTATCCGCAAATCCTCTATTGGGTCACGCAGGCGCCGCTTCTCCCGAACTCAGGCTGGGGCGTGGGCGGCTGGGGCGTGGGCGGCTGGGGCTCCGGCGCGCAGCCTACCCCGATCGCCGCCAATGTGTTTCCGCCGGCTCCTGGCACGCCGGGGTTCGGCAACATCTCCGAGGACAGTTGGTCGCTCGGCAACTGGGGCTCGCAACTGATCGCGAGCGCGACCAATGGTCCTTTGTTCTTCTGGGACCCGATCTCGGGCATTCAGAACGCTCAGATGATCGCCAACGGGCCGAGCAATTGCACCGGCTTTTTCATTGGCATGCCCGAGCAGCAGATCATCACCTACGGCGCGAGCACGGGTCAGGT